GCGCAGACCTCCAGGGCGCCGACTTCCAAGGGGCCGATCTGCAGGGCGCAGATCTATGCTGCGCCACGCTGGAGGGCGCGAACCTGGAGGGCGCCGATTTGCGCAGCGCCTGCCTGCGCTTCGCGAACCTGGAGCGCGCCAACCTGCTCGGCGCGAACCTGATTGGCGCCGATCTGGAAGGCGCAAATCTCGGAGAGCGATGCTCTCTATTCATCCAATATTGCACAATTTGAGATCCCCATTCCGAGTAATAATAATCCTTTTTCTTGCCCTCCCCTCTTGTCGCAGTGTTGGGCACGGAGGACGGATCAACGTCCATGCGCCTGGATTCGAGCGGGAGATTCAATATCTCCAGCCATTTCTCCGGCGCGAAGGTGTTGATCTTCAACTCAGCGATCGAGCACACGCACATGTGCTCATCGCACGGGCGATGGATTGCACTGGCCCATCAGGACCGAGCGCATATGCTTGTGCCTGGTCCTGGGAGCGCAGGATCAGCGTTCAAGGAGCCGGTGAACCAATTGAGGTCCAAGCAATCGTGCTTTTGCACGAAATGCTTCATCTTGCTGGTGTGAAACATCGGCAAGATAGTTCGGGGATGTCGGCACAAACCGGCATCTGGCAGCGACGTGCCCTGGGACTCCCTGTATACTTCCCGGAGTCCGACATGGACGCGCTACGCCGATTTGCAGGCGCAAGAAAACGTTGATATACTCACTATGCCTATCCGGGATAGGTATAGTGAGTAGGGGATGATCGTTAGAAGGCGGGTTCCGCGACCCGCCTTCTTTTTTTACAGGACATTTGTGGGGGCAGAGGACTTTTTTTCTATCAGCGAATCGCGGATTACTTGATAGCGAATCGCGAGCAAGAGTCGCTCCTTTTCCTTGGTAATCTCTGCCATTTCAGCCTCAATGGCCTTCTTCAATTCCAGATATTTTCTCTTCAGCCTTTCCTGCTCTGCAAGCAGCCAATTTTCTCTTTCATCCAAGAATACATAATCCAAAGAATACTGTAGTCGCTGTGTGTCCGAGATGGACCGAAATACCGTCTGCGGATCACGGTCAAGCTCGGTATAAGAGCCTTCTACCGCCTTGCGTACGACATCACTCAATCTTGCGTCGAGACTCTCAACGAGGGACTTGGCTTCTTTTTGTACTTCTTTATTCACTGCATTCAGCCAATCCGGGGGATGATAATTATTTTTAACTCGCTAATTCCTCCCAATGCACAAGACTCATTGAGGAGCCCAAAGTCGAATTATTCATATTCATACAGAATCCTACCTCATCTGCTGTCATAAAGTCTGTGCGTCCCACTGAATGGAGTTGAACCCAGCCCACGCCGTCAGCACTTCCGGAGACGATTCGATTTGTCCCATCGTCTTGCAGTTTCAACCACACCAAAGCATATCCAGATATGGATAGGTGTTGCGTATATGTTGCAGAAAAGGATGTCGGGGAACTCCATTTGGCTATATCGAGGTAGGGATTACTCGAATATATTGATGCTGCCATCACAAGCTTGCCATCAGAACTCTGTCTCCAACAAAAACCAGCCCTACAGAAGTTTGCATGTCGTTGCAACCAACTAAAGGCCATAATGACTGTGTAAGGAGTTGATGGCGCACTCTTCTTCAGAATCCTTACGTTGTCGCCACTGCCAGCAGGCGCAACGAATGAAATCCCCGTGACCTTTGTACTACCGACAAAGATACTGGAGGAATCTGCGGCAGTTGCGCCGCCCTGATTCACCCAGGTCCAACTCGATAGTACTGGCGGGGCAGTCAAACTACTGCTACTTCCCCCAGAGACCCCCGCGGAATAGACATTCGTGCCATCACAATACAGGAAAGCCCGCGTCCCCTGTGTGACGGCCACACCAGTTCCACTCGCTGTCTTCACCGTGACCGTGAAACCGCCACTGGTATTATTCGACACCAGATACAGTTTCGAGCGTGCTGGCACGATCAGATTTCGATTCCCTGTCAGCGTGCCAGATAGATTGATGATGGCATTGCGTGCCTCATCATCAGTAAGAGTCACATCCGCCGTCGTGATGGATTTCGATAGAGAGCCTGCGATGCCCTTATCAAAGATTGTAAATCCTTCATTGATGGTCACTTCCTTATTGGATTGTGATTGCTCGACATGCGTCGCAAGTAAATTTGTCGTTGTTGCCATATCTATACCGTTGCGGATGCTGGGAAGCCTCTGCCTACCGCATCACTGATTTGATAGATTTTGATGGAGATTGAGGGTTGTGGGGATCCGAAATCAGTGGTCTGATCTGACGCGGAATAGCTCGCCGTTTCCGCCGTCACGGTAATCGTTCTCACAACTATGGCACCATTCAGGATATCGACTTCGTATTTCTCATACGCCTCCCCGAGGGGCACATCAATTCCATCGGCCAGTTCCCCACCGATTCTCGTTCTGCGCGTCCAGGTGATGGTCAAGTTGGATGATCCATCACGGGACCCTGCGATCATCACAACGGAATAAGGTTTCAGGCCATTCGCGACCCAAGTAAATGGAATAACGGCAGCATCGGCTAGATCTGCTCCCACCGTGACGGCCTTGTAGTCCATTTCGATATTGCGCTCGCCTAGATCGAAATCGAGATATTGGATCGCTCCATCGAGCATTGTGAATCGCTCATTCGACGTATGTGTCGAAACCTCTGCCTCTGTCCCGCGCCGACCGCGCAACAATGTGGATAGGGTATAACGCCTTGCATAGCCTCCGACAGCCGTGGCCGTCAGGAATCCAATGATCTCATTGCCAAGCAATGCTCGATTCCGGCCATTCAAGACCTCCAACTCAGAGGCTGCCGATGTCAAAGTCCCATCATATAGATCGACCGTTACCGTATTCGTGCGATCAAAGACGGTTGCGCTTGCGGATGCCAAAATGCTTGCTGCCCTTCCCTGCTTGGCTCCCGAATTGAAATGAGCAAGCAATTCATCACCAGCGCCTTTATCTCGATACAAATCCGCCCCTGCCCATCGCCCAGAGGAGGGATCCCGGGTGGAGACCCCAAAATACATTCCTGGATTGGCATCATCCGCATCGCTCAATAGTGGAATATCCATCAGAGCCATAATCGAATTGGCTGGGACCTCGACCTGAGACAGAGACCCATCTCCTGCATTTCCTGTGGCCTGAATCTGGTTGAACACCGTGATCTCATCCCGGACACAGGTAAACTTGAGTGCACCTGGGATCCCACCCTCGACAGAGATAATCCGCATACGATGCGAGATCTCGCCATACGTCACCCGCAACACGTCTGTGGGTTTGTACCGGCAATAACGGTACGGCAGGCTAAATTCATAGGAGGTTTGTTCGAGCCAGGCCCGGTACAGCTCACGTATGGCGATCTGTTTGGCTTCATTCGCCGTGAGACACAGTGTCGACAAATCCACCGTATTTTGTGCTTTTGATCTGGTGACTTGCCTAATATCTGACTGTGTATTCTGCCGGTGATCTTTGGCTGGATCGGCATAATTTACATTCACTTCCCATGGGAGCTGTGTTTCATCGAGGCGCCTAATATCGATCTTGGTTGGAGGATCATTTTCCGCGTTCGAGACCTCACTTCCCTCCACCGCGCCAATATGGTTTAGATCAATTGTCTGTTCCGGCTGTGAGCCCCGCTCAATCGCATAGAGCTTGCCGTTGGCTTCGACAAATTCCGTATTGTATGCCTGCCCGAGAATCTCCAGTGAATTCCTAGCAGTCCGCCGATCCGTAATCAGATAGCCACGAACGTTCGCCCCATCAATGCAATGCCAATCGAAATCAGTGGTCGCATCCAGGCCGACGCGTGTACATAAATCATAGGCAATGGCCTTGAAGGATTGATATACAGGATTGTAGACCAGGGCCGTGAATGTCGGGATATAACCATATTTGGTGATCGGGAAATTCTCCAATACGGCATAGCATCGGCCCAGATACGCTGGTGTCGATCCGACTCCATATTTTCCATTGATGTCCGTTTGGATTAGCGAATCGACCGATTGGGTCTCATTCCCTGGATAGATCCGTATGAAAGTGTCCTTATAAAGTTGGGCGTTATAAGTCTCGTTCAGTTCATATGGATGCTCGCGCGAGAATCTCTCCGGAGCCGTAACGTCTGGGGAATTTGGATCGGGCGGGTGATAGGGATCATAAGGCACATTCTGTGGATAGTTGGGATCATATACACCCGTGGCGCCACCGCTATACGTGATATTGAAGATCAAGTCTGTTTCTGCCCAGATCTTCACTACACGGAGCGGCCCACGGCCAAACATCACTGCCAGATCCACGAAATAGAGATATTCCGTGATCGGCACTTTGTTCTTTTTATATTTGAGGACCTTCTCTTCAATATCCGTCATCCAGATGATATTGCCGGTGACGCGCATCCCATTTTGAGCTACATCGGCCCCTGCCATGCCTCCATAGACTTCTGGAATCATGATCCCGTAATCGCTCTGGATGCTTGAGATATCATCTGTTCGTTTGCCTAATTCTTGGGGTGGGGGCTTTGGCGCGAAGGCGCGCGCGATCAATGACTGCACGGCAGTCAGCGCAAGCCCGATGATGAATGGAATGAAGAAAGGCATATCACTCCGTATCGATGGTATATGGTGTTGGCTTTCTTGGGAATTTCAACACTTTATCCCGACCCGGCAAGTCTGGTTCAGCGCGCATACGCAATGTGTTGTTGAATACATCCCGACACGTCGTCCTTGTCTTGTCACATCCGCGAATCAATGTCACATTGTCTCCAATATCAATCTCGCGAAAGAGCGGGAGCATCAGGACGATGCGCGCACCAATATTGTCCTTAATCTCTGCGGAGATGCCATTATTGTCGCCTGATGTGAACGTCGCTTTCCCATACCGAAAATAGCCATTTGCCTGTGTCGTGCCCACATGGAAGATCGAATAATCCTCCTGGACCTGGGTGACACTTGTAGCGTGCGTGAAAGGTGCTAGGTTTACGCCACATGCGGCATCACCCAGGATAGCTCGGCAGGTTGGACTCGCCAGATCCCCTAATTCCTGATCCAGCAATTGTGTTAAACCACGAAACTCTCCAATAAAGCGGCCATTCTCGAATGTCACTTCGCCGATTTTACCCACAATTCTCCGTGCATGGCCGTATGCCGGGTTGAGATAGTTGATCACGGAGATTTCTACTCGCGCAAAATCCCACTTCCCTGAAAGCAGATCGAACTCAGAGAATCCGGTCGCTGTCACTGGCGAAATGATCTCCTGATTATTCGCTGCGAGTGTATTTGTTGAATCAAAGGACGAAGGCTGGATTGCAAATGCTGTATAGAGTTCAGAGTTATATGTAATATCTCGCGTGTGGTTGCAATATCGGATGATCGTTCCCGCTGTTGATGTCACTTTCCACAATGTGCAAAGATTAGTCACATTGCAATCCAGATGCATCAACATATCATTCCCAATCCCCAGTGGCGCTTCACATCTATGCACCAATATTTGACCTCCCAGTTGCGTCATTCTCGCATTGGGTAAATAGATGTATAGCGCTTGGCCCGCAAGCTGTGTGACTCTTGCATCGGTAGCCATATCAGGTGCTCACTTTTTGCCCCATCTGAATCGCATTCACTTCTGCGATTGTAAATGGTGCCGAGGTATGTGGATTGGTTTCATAAACGATGGACTCGTGTCGGGTATAGGCTGTATTCAAAGGGAACTCGGATGATTCAGTCTCTGTCGTCCCATTCCGCATCATCAGTTTGACACCTCGAGTCCCGGTGTCCGTCTTCTTCAATGTTCCATCAATCTTCACACCATGAACCGCTCCAGACGTGATTGGAAGCGGTGTCATATTGTATAAATCCCTGGTATTGACATCCCCTGCCGAATTGTAATCCGTATCGTCGTTCGGGGTTCCTTGTTCATCCACATTTTGCCAATTGCTCCCAGCAGAAGGAGTCCATTCCGAATATTGCCCCGCCCCATCAGGATAGAGAGCAACGACTGAGGCATCCCCAATGAAATCATTATTATAGGTACCCGTTGTATCGCATACATAAACATCATCGACATAAAGTGTCGAAATGCCATCAATGCCACCAAAGCCAATCCGGTTCACATAGGCGCCTCCGCCATTACGCGTATCCAGACTACTCAAGGAGAGTGCCGTAATCCCATTGATTCTGACCACAGCAATTCCAGCAGTGTCATCAATGGTGGCCTTGAATTCCAGATGAAACCAGGTATTGGCTGTGATCAATCCGGTAGCTGATTCACCGAGGTTGGTACCTGAATCCCCACCACCGCGATACACGCGAATTGCCCCATCTGACCGCATTTGCACCGTCAGATGCGCTACACTCGTGAGATGATCTTCGAACCATAAAATATCATCTGTCGTGACCGTACCAGGTCGGTACATCGCACAACCCACAATGAGCGTTGCATAATTCGCGCTCAAAAGAAGGCGGGTATAATTCCCACCCGTGTCAATGCGATGCGACGTGGAGTTGCGTCCTGGTGTGGCGCGCGTAGCAGTACCACCTGTCGTCGTAGACCACGGTGGACTTGGCACATCCGACACATCGAATCCTTCAAATACCAATAAACTCATAAGCCAAGCTCCTGTGGTAAAATTTCTATAATATCTACACCCCACAAAGATGTAGATCCAATATCAATCTCACTTTCAAATGCATCCCTGCCGAACATCACAGGAGTGTGATAGGTCCCTGACCAGGTCAAGATATGCGTATTTGTTGGGGGAATTGTGAAGGTCACAACTCCTGTTGTGCTGGATACCGAGACACCACTCGTAACCTCCGTGCCATTATCATAAATCTTAACCTCACTGGCGCCGGAGACATAGGTCAAGCCGCCTGCCATGGGTTTGATGATCTTCTTGGTATAAGTCCGTGGCCCACTTGTCCATTGCCGCTGCAATTGGAATGTCGTGGTTACGCCATTCCCCGTTCCAAATTGTTCTGCGGCAGTACTGGGCACACTATGCGCTTCAGGCGCCAAAAACCGGAATCCATATGCCATTCCTTGGCGGCAGACGAAGAATTTATACAGATCGTACAAGCTATCAGGAGTCAGTACGTCATAAGCGATAGCCCAGCGACCAATAAAATCGAGACGATTTGCATTCCGCTGGCGCACACCTGAAACGGCTGTAATGACCGCAGTAGAAAATTCTGGCCCGCCGCGCGCCCGCGCACCATATTCAGAATCCAATAAGACTTCGTCGAATTCGATAGCCATCAGCGGTTGCGCCTCTGTGCAATAGTTAATGCAGATGCAGTCCTGGCAGCGATCTGCGTCTGCGTTTCACGTGACACTCGACCATCTGGGGTTGTAATCTGGAATGTAATTGGGGCATTGATGACGGTTGATTCCCCTGCCAATCCCATTTGGCTCCTATTCGCGATGTAGCCCGATGATCGTGGGACAAACATTTCGGGACCATTCTCCCCTACCATATAAGGCACGCCGGCCTGCACTGGTCCACCTGCGGCTCTGCCACCACCGAAGATCCCGCCAAACAGACTACCAATCGCGCTTCCGATGATGCTGCCAAACGATCCATGCTTACCTCCTGTCGCTTGCAGCAACATTTCCTGAATCAGCGAGTTGAAAATATCATTGATCACGCGCATTCCCGCTTCGCGCAATCCTTCGCCACCGCGTAGGAGGGTCCCAATAATGTCATCCATCCCCTGTCCTAGCGTTTCCTGGAAGCGCTTCAATCGCTCATTCGTCGCGACACCGAGATTGGACGCGCGCTCAATTTCTACTGCAAGCCGTGCTGCCTCTGCCGCATCTCCACGAGCCATGGCGAGCAATTGCTCATTTTGCAACGCTTGCAAGATCGCATCCTTATGCCGGCTTTCGACCTCGATCTGGCGTTGCCGCGCTTCAATCTCGGACAAAATGCCTTCATTGACCTGGTTCTGGATTTTGACTCTACCCAGTTCCAGTCCAGCCAGAGCTACATCTGTTGTTGTACGCGCCTGTTCTAGTGCCTGCGCCTGTTCTGCTCGCTGCCGCGCTTGAGCAACCAGGAAATTGATCGCATCTACAATATCCGTGCGCCCTTCACGTATTGCAGCCGCCATAGCCTCCGCGAAGTGCTCTCCGACTTCCGCTCCCGCATTTTCCGCAGGGCTCAATGTCTCTGCCCGCATCGCCTCCTGAACTCCGCGGAAAGATTCTAATACCCGAGCACGTTCTTGCGCCTGTGCCTCCGCCCCGATCTCCAAAGATCGTTGTATATCAATAGGTTTAGCCAGCGCATCTCGAATTGACTTTAAGTTTTCCAGGCGGCGAATCTCTGCTTCAGCCTGCTCTGCGGTTGAGGGGAAAGCGACGCGGATCGGTTCTCCCAGCTCGCGCCGCATTCGCAGGATATGCTCTAGTGTCTGTCGAAAGTCTTCAGCTTCAAGCAATCGCATCTTGATCTGAAATTCCTTCGATGTCAGATTCCCAAAGACTTGTATATCCTGGTTGATGGACTGCAATCGCTTTTGCAATTGCTCGAATTCGGAGAGTTGTTTAGCCCTGGCACCACCACCACCTCGTTTTTGTGGTGGATCGACCAGTTCATTCAATGCTTCCAGATTCTTCTTATATTGCTGCTGTTTCCCGACAGCGGCATAGAATTCATCATCCATCTTCAGCCGTTGCTGAAAGCTTTTCACGGCTTCACTGGCATTTCTGGCATTGAATGCAATTTGAGTCATTGCGCCACTGATTCCCTTTTCAATGGCATCAATCCTGATGGCTGCTAATTCCTGAGATAGGGCAAAAATGGCTGATGTTTGCGCCTGTACGCTCTGCGTGGTTTTCGCAATTGATGTGGCAGCGGCTTTTTGGGCATCTGCAAAGCCAATCAGCCCAGTCCCTCCCGTTGTTATCCCACGAACGAAACTGGTCATACTGCTCGTGAGATCGCTGACTGCGCCTCCTACATCACTGATACCGAGAACTACATCAGCAGCGACATTTTTCGCGAAGTTTTTCACTCGCGTTGCAAACAGATCCCAGGCACGGTTTGCTGCCGCGAGTTGTTCAATCTCATCCTTATTGATCGCCGCCCCCAATGCTTCCACTTCCTGACGCAATGCACCATGCGCGTCGGTAAGGGCAAGAATGCCGGCCAGTGTCTGGTCATTCACTTCGCCGAGCACACGTTGAGCGATCGTCATACGTGTTTGCGCATCAGGCACTTGCTGCAACACATCCAGCAATCTATCGAAGGCCGGGCCAGCATTACGTGCAGCATCTGCCGCATTCACTCCCAGATCGCGGAAGGATTGCGCCGCCTCAAGATTGCCGCGTGCGGCATCTTTAGCTCGATCTTGTAATTTACGAATTGCCTCCGTGAAGACATCCGCCTTCACGCCTGCGGCACTTGCGGCATCTTGCCATTTCTGCACCTGATCGGTACTTAACCCGGTAAGCTGTGAGAGGGTCCGGATTTCCGCCGCTGCACTGGTCATTGCCCCTGCCAAAATCCCCACACCGATGACAGCCCCACCAATAGCCCCCGTCATCAGAATCGTGCTCATCCGGAGCTTAACGAATTCATTGGCCAGCATATTCGCGACATCGCCATCAATACCAAACGATTCGATGATTTCAGATGTCACTGATTCGATGGATTCCTTGATGACATCATTCGACTTCTTGATTTTCTTGGCAGCCGGCTCTGGATCGATAGGCGCGATTTTAGGCGATTTGCCAAAAGCCTCATCCATTTGCTCCGCGGTCCGCTTGGAAGCTGAAATCGCCTCACTATACTTCTTCTCAAGCTCTGAGATATCAGCGCTGATGATGCTTTTTAGATTCATATTCCCGATCGATCTGATCGCGATTCGCCTCAGATCGCGCCTGTAAAATCAATTCAATGCGACTTAGATCATAGAGATCCCAATGCCGTAACTCGTCTGGATTGCAATGGAATACAT